ATAGTAGCGGCCGCAATATGGAAAGCTCTAGAGTGCGACAGCATCAAGCCGGGCTGGCGTTGTAGCATGCTTAAACTTGCGCTGTTTTGCGAACAGCTCGCCGAAGGCATATCCAAGCCAGCGTTCACGATCATCGCCGAAGGGAATAGTAAACTTCCTTTTCTATCATTTTCTGCCATGCCGGGTTTCGGTTTCTGTCCGGGATCGGGAGACTGTCGCGATTGGTGTTATTCGTTTAGTGCTTGGCGCTATCCCGCGGCATTCTGCCGACAGGCACAGAATACTTTATTGTTAAGCTCGTATCCCGGAAAGGTGTCGATCACTTCGGCATTGAATGCCCAATTGCGTCGACCAAAATATCAGGCATTGGATCGCGTCGATTTTCGGTTATATGTCGACGGCGATTTTCGGTCTAGTCATGACGTCGCGTTTTGGATGCATTTACTAGACAAGACACCACAACTAGCCGCGTATGGTTACAGTAAAAGTTTTAAGGAATTATTAGGTTTCGACGGAATGCTAGATACTGTTTATGCCAGACGCACAAAACAACGTTGGCCGAGCAATTACGTTTTAAACGTATCATCAGGACACCGGCACACTCCCGGCATTGTTCAAGCGATTGAAGCGCTGCCAATTACACGCGGTCGGTTTATAGCGGTAGCCATGCCAAAAAAAGCGCGCTCAACCGATCACGGTTCCCGTGACCACCAAAAAGAATTACGCGACCATTATGGTAAGACGGCGTTCACCTGTCCGGGGAGCTGTGGAACGTGTACGCCAAGCGGTCACGCTTGCGGGTCACAACGATTTAAAGACGTCGATATTATTATCGCCGCGCATTAAAACTATAGGAAGAGACTATCTATGAGATACCTGTATAAAGGCAAATTTTACTCTACTCGCGCCATGCTAATGGTTGCGATAATTTCAACGATCACTGAACAAAAAGAGGCAAGTTAAATGACAGACTCACAAGACACCAGCCCGGTCGGAATAATGGCCGAACATTACTCTATATGTGCAAATTGGGCCGACGATGTCGAGATTGATTCTGATTTCGAAGATCACGCCCGCAAAACATGTAGTGACTTTTTTGTGAAATTCCCCGGCGTATGTCTAGGCTTCACGACCGAACAGTTAGAACAATGCGGACATCATCTATGGTTAACCCGACAGGGTCACGGCGCCGGGTTCTGGGATCGAGACGATGGCACATTCGGAAGCCCGGAGAACCGAGATAATTTTGACAAGTACGCAAGAAAATTAGGGGAGTATTGGATATGAACAACGATATAGAAAAATGGAACGCGGGCGCATACGGTGAACCGTTCGACCTCGCTGAATGCGCTTGTTGCATTGTGGAATACTTAGCTGAATCTGAAACCGAATTATTTATTTTAAACCATATAGGTGAAAACGCCGGCGCTGCTTGTCGTCGCCATTACATCATTACTGAATTAGCACCATTCATAGAAAAAGCCTACCTGTGGGCCATTGCGCTAGATTATGACGAACCTTTCGATTGGGAATTCGTACCGAGCGCGCTTTGCCTTATGCAAGGGTGGACACGTTTACACGACGACGACGCAAAACCGTTAGCAGTACAGATAGTCAAACAAACAAACGACCAATTCAACAAGGGAATAGAAAAATGAGACTAAAAGGACAACTAAAAGCATCCGGTTATTTTGGTGAGCACCCGGTCGCGTTCGACGTACCGATCACCCTTCAATTACACGCTGGCAGTCATTCACTGAAAGACGTAATTCAAAGAGAAGCGTATAGCGCGCTAATATGGGAGATTTGCGATTTATTAGATCACGCGCACCAAACCAAAACCACTTATGCAACTTTCAGCGACGAACATTCGAAGGCTGTTTTTTTGTTTGATGTTGATATTGATGATGGCGTATTCATCGACGAAGACGGCCATAAATGGAACGCTCCCGGCTTTTATTCAGAAGCCTATGTTGCGCCATACGATCTAGAGAATGACCGACTACAAGGAGTGGTGACAGCATGAAAACGAAACGAAGCATGAAACAGCGAACGTGCCACGAGTGCACGGCCGAGATCAAAAAGGGCGAACAATACGGACAACGTTCCGTTTCTATGGGTAAAACGTGTAGCTGGACGATCGACGATAGACCAACAGAAGATATTCCGTCGTGGGCGTGGTCTGATTACCGAGTGAAGCGTGATATCTGTAGTAGCTGCGCGCAGTAAATCCCGACGACGAAACATCAGAGCCCCTATATGGGGCTTTTTTGTCTACGCGCAATGGTAGCGCGTATTGAAAAAGAAACCACCGGGAGACAGCGTGCCAAGCATAGGTATTAACATTCGCTCGACCAAAAATTGTCGGTATGCGCTCGAAATAGCGGCCGGAAATAAGACACTAGAAACACGCGCTAGCGATTCGCTGAAATGCTACATAGGAGCCCGTGTAGGCTTGATTGAAACAGGTAATGGTATTGCATGCCTAGTCGGTTATGCGACCGTAGGCGAGCCCGTATCGATCCCCTATGAGAATTTTGATGATCATTATGCAGCGCATTTAGTCGCGCCTAGTGATTCATTTTATCCCGTGCCGGGATCGGTTAAGTATTGCTATCCAATGATCGACCCGACGACGTGCGCCCATCGATTGATTAAAACGCGAGGAATTAAAGCGAGAAAAATATAATAGCGAGCAAAAACGGCTCTTTTTCGCTTTTTCGCTTATACCGATTAAGCATAAAAACAAGCCTATTGGGGCGCGTCGTTGGGCGTGTCGTCTGTTCACCTGTGCGCGTGTCTAGCGTCGCATAAGGTAAGCCCGTGCGCCCATATCAAGCTAGCGCGACAAGCCTAGTCGGGCGTCTTGTAGGCTATCCCGTGCGCTATTCGGTACGCATTGAAATCGGCTCGATATCCTCGAAAAATCAATCTCGGCGCTCGATAACATCGAAAAAAATCGAAAAATCGAAAAAAACCGATCCGACAGTGCATCGCTATACATCTACATACACGGAAAGCATCTACACGGAATCCATCTGCACGAAAATCAAACACACTAGATTTTAAGCTTCGTTTTCATCTTCTCTATTAGCTTCTCGACGTCGGCGCTTTTCTTCCACAGTCTTAACGTTGTGGCACTTGTGACAAAGCGATTGCAGGTTGCTGCTATCCAATCTACGGCTGTCATCGTCTTTTCTCTCAATAATGTGGTCAACGACATCAGCAGTACGAAGAATGCCTCGACTAAGACAATCAACGCACAAAGGATTACGACTGACGTGAGAACGCCGTAGACTACGCCAAGCTTTACTGCTGTACCAATTGTCTCTTTTCCTATCTTCATCACTGAAATTCCTCCTCCTATTACGCTTACCCAGGAACGCACGAGCCTCTCGCATGTGCCCCACGCAGAAGCCTCGGGCGACCTTTTCGTCGACTAATTCGGGACATCCTGGGTAGCGGCATGGTGTTGGTGCTGACCTAGGCATTTTTAATTAGGTATTGCTCTAGGTAGCTGATGAACCACCTGATCTTCCCCACATCAACAGTCGGGTCAGGGTGCTTGTGCATCATGCGCCAGTTATACTTCGCAATGGTGCCTCGGATGTAACCGATAAATTCTTCATGCGATAACTGCGCTTGAATGGCGTCGATACACTCAATCCCATCGTCCTGGTTGTAATGCGCTGGACGTTCTACTTGGTTGAATGTTTTTGTTTCTGTTGTTGGTTTACTGGCTGCGTTCCAATCGGACGCTGTTGCGTCATCGATGCTTCCTGTCTTTGTTGGATACATGTTCTCTCCTGCATGCGCCCAGTGCCTGGGCTGCTGTGATTTTGTAACACACATGTCGTCGCCCAGGATGAAGAAACGGGTTCTTTTCAGTTCTTCATACTGGCAACACAGGTGTCATTTAGTGTTTAGGGGTAAATTGATTTCTTCTGTTGGGTGCCACAATCGGACACTTTTTTTGTCGAAGTTGTAGTCGGCGCAACGAAGGATTCGAGCGAGCCGGGACTGACGTAACGCGGTCGCTAGTGCGACGTCAACGTTCTTGTAGTAACTGAAGTACGTCTGAATAACTTCAAACCACAGACGTTCTAAAAAGACATCTTCGTCTTCGTTCTGGTCGATGCACGGCAAGATGTCTGCGGCCTTCTTCTTACCAATCCCCGGGCAACCCTTATAACCGTCAGTCGCATCACCCATCAGTGTCTGGTACATCCAGAAATGGTTAGCTTGGTTAGGGGTCAGGTAATGGTGTTGCTTGTGATGGAAGTCATAGATGTGACCTGGAATAGTTCTCAGGTCTTTGTCGCTTGAGCAAATGACGCTGTTCTTCGGGTTCTTTGTGTGCAGAATGCCAAGGACGTCATCGCCTTCTAGGTGGCTAATTTCTATGTTGTTGTAGTTTGTTTTCAGCTCCCTCACTAGCTCCCAGTACATCCTAGGTTTGGGCTTCGGATTGCGGTTCTGCTTATAAGTACTGTCGACCTTCCTGCGAAAGTTAGTACGGTCAGAAGGACTGAAGACTAGCATTACCTGGCTGTCGTCAAACATCCCGTGCAGCTCCTCAATGTCACTACTAGCTGAGTCGACTAGATCAGCCAGAGAGACGTCTTTCCGGGGAGTCTGATCAAAAGGATCGAGCTGCTCCGCGAGAGTTGAGGCTTGATAAGCGATGATGTCAGCATCGATGAGGACATGGAATTTAGTAGTCATTCTTCTTTCTCCTATTCCAAGTTATATGTTTAACAATCTTGATTTTATCGACACGTTTCAACCTCATGTCGATCTAATCTATTTTTGTAGCTTCCATTCTTCTTCCTCCTTTCTTGCTTGTTCGCAGTGTTTCTTTAGGCGCTTCAGCTCCAACTGCACATCTTTTGTGAACTCGTCATTGAGGGTGTAGTGACGATTTTTAACTATATAGCCGTGACGAAGGGCGTGGATCACTGGCGGACTAGGCGCGTCCATCTTATTTATAAGTCTTCTCGCACACTTTATGATCACATGGTCTTTCCTAGTTGCTTTCATATCGCCTCCTTTTATTGAAAAGCTTCTCGGCACCTTTCTTACCCTTCTCTGACAACTCGGCTTTCCGTTCACGCTGCTTCTGCGTATATCCAAAGACCAAGCCTGTTGCGCCCTGCTTAACTTCCTCAATGACGCCGCCGTTCTTGAAAAAGGCGTCAATCTGATCAATCATCAG